CTGGCAGTTCACAGAATGAACAGATGAAAAAGCAGTTTTCTCGCCTACAAAAGACAGGCAAAAAGACTGATGCAGCTAAACTTTTTGAACAATTTATTTAAGGAATTTAAATCATGGCAACATATCAAACCTATACCTCAATCGGCAATCGTGAAGATTTGTCCGATGTAATCTATAACATCTCACCAACAGATACTCCAATTATGAGTTCTATTGGCAAGACCAAGGCAACTGCTGTTTATCACGAGTGGCAGACTGACTCTTTGGCAGCTAACACAGTTAGTAACGCATTAGTTGAAGGTGCAACTGCATCTGATATTACTATTTCTCCTACAACTCGTTTGGGTAACTATTGCCAAATCGTTGGTAAGACAATCATGGTTTCTGGTACTTTAGAGGCTGTTGATCGTGCTGGTCGTAAGTCTGAGAAGGCTTATCAATTGGCTAAAGTTTCTGCTGAACTCAAGCGTGATATGGAAACCATCATCACAGCTAATCAAGGCCAATCTGCTGGTAACGCATCTACAGCTCGTACACTAGGTTCTTTGTTGTCTTACCTCAAGACAAATACAAATGAAGGCTCTGGTACTACTGCTGGTGTAGACCCAGTAACTATTGGTGTTTCTACTCGTACTGATGGTACAACCCGTACTTTCACAGAAACACATTTGAAAGATGTTGTTGCTAAAGTATTTAGCTCTGGTGGCACACCTTCAACTCTGTTTGTTTCTCCTGCACAAAAGCAAGTTGTTTCTGCTTTCACAGGTTTGGCAGCACAGCGTTATCAAGTGCCAACAAGCGGTCAAGCAACAATCCTAGCTGGTGCTGATCTTTATCAGTCCGACTTTGGTGTATTGCAGATTGTTCCAAATCGCTTTATGCGTACTCGTGATGCTCTCGTACTTGATCCTGAGTATGCAGCATTGGCTTACTTACGCCCATTCCAAACTAACGAGTTAGCTCGTGTTGGTGATGCAGAAAAGACACAAATCTTAGCTGAATTCACCTTGGAAGTTCGTAACGAGGCTGCTCATGGCGGTGCGTTTGACTTGTCATAAGTAGAAGTATTAAGTAGAATAGGGGAGATATAACTCTCCCCTATTTCTATGATTACTTATTTGCAAGGCGGTTTAGGCAATCAAATGTTCCAGTATGCTGCTGGACTTGGGGTAGCAAGACGATTAGATGAGCCGTTAGAGATAAATAACAGTTTTTATAATCACCATAAACAAAGACAGTATGAACTAAACTGTTTTCCTATATCTGCATTAGTTACACAAAATGTTTCTGATCCTATACAGGAAAATGGCTTTAGGTTTCAAGAAATATCAAAGTCTGGGATGCTGGTGGGTTATTGGCAATCAGAGAAGTATTTTGAACATATTGAAGATGAAATACGCAAAGAGTTCACATTGCCAAAGCATACTATTGACTCTGATTGGGTAGCAGTATCTATTAGGCGAGGCGATTATCTAACCCTTGGAGATGTGTTTTATAACCTAGATGCAGAATACTATAGGGATGCTAGAGAAGTGTTCCCAGGTGCTACATTTGTAGTATTTTCTGATGATCCTGAGTGGTGCGAACAAAACCTAGATTGGGCAGATATAGTCGTAAAAGGTAATCCAGCAATTGTAGATCTAGCTTTACTATCATCCTTTAAAAACCATATAATAGCTAATAGTAGCTTTGCTTGGTGGGGTGCATGGTTAGCCAATGGTGATACAGTTGTATCAGCCAAAAATTGGTTCACCAATGGCCTTGATACAACGGATTTAATACCTAATAGGTGGATTAGGATTTGAAAAAGATTATTGATGTACAAAATGGTGTAACAAGAATTGCTCATGCAGATGGTGAAGGTGGATTAATTATTGAGTCCATAACAGACATGACAGATTTTATTGAGCATACAAAGGCTCAATATAATAAAAATAGTTCAAGAAAAGGATGGGGAGATAACCCATTAGATGCTAAAAATAAGATTGCAACGCTGCCAACAGAAATTGTAAATGATCTAAATAAAATGGGCATTATGCGTGGCTATTACATCATAGATCAAAAAGGTCTAAAGAGGTGGCTAAACAACCCTGAGAACAAAGTATTTCGTACAAGGGGTGGCACAGTATGAGAATTGGAATTTGTATCCCAGCTAGAGGGCAGATGGAAGTTTCTACTGCATTTGATTTAGCAGCAATGGTCAATTACGATGCTAAGAATACAAAGAATGACATTAATTTATATACATCAAATGGCACATTAATATTTGACCAACGCAACAATATGGTTAGAACAGCATTAAAAGATAGATGTGATTACATTCTGTTTATAGATGCGGATATGCGTTTTCCTAAAGCAACACTAAGTAGATTATTGGCTCATAAAAAAGATATTATTGGGGTAAACGCTACCACTAGATCTGAGCCAGTAAAGCCTACTGCCAAGACTTTAGAAATACAAGAAGATGGATCTTGTCTTTGGATGCCAATATTCTCTAATGTAGAGAAAGGTATTGGTAGGGCTGATGGCATAGGATGTGGAGTAATGCTTATAAAAGCATCAGTATTTAAGAAGATAGAATTTCCATATTTTTACTTTGAGCAATTGCCTAATGAAAAGTTGTTAGGCGAGGATATTTACTTTTGCGTAAAAGCAAAAGATGCAGGAATAGAAACTTATGTGGATCACGATCTCTCAAAAGAGATAGGCCATGTAGGTAATTATACATACGGCTGGCATAATATTGAGGTGTCCTAATGGGCTTTGCAACATACACAGAACTAAAGACTTCGATAGCAAGCTATCTAGGTCGATCAGATTTGACTGCGGTTATTCCTGATTTTATTACCTTTGCAGAAATTCGCCTGGCTAGAGAGATCCGTACTCGCCAAACCCTTAAGTCTGCCACAGCAACAATGACATCTGGTGATTCTACTGTCGGTCTGCCTACAGACTTCTTAGAGATGAGAGATATATTTACTCAAGGTAATCCAAGAAATACTGTTAGCTATTTATCGCCTTCTTTGTTCTCTCGCAATGCTAGGGCTGGTGAGTCTGGTCTGCCGGTGTACTACACCATTATTGGCGATGAGATCCAGTTCGCTCCTGTACCAGATTCAGCCTATGTTTTAGAGATGCTCTACTACTATAAGCCAACACCATTATCTACAAGTGTTGCCTCTAATGCGTATCTAGCTAACTTCCCAGATGCTTTGCTTTACGCATCTTTAGCAGAGGCAGAGCCTTATCTTATGAACGATGCCAGAGTGCAAACTTGGGCTACTTTATACGACAGGGCTACTTCTGATATTAACGGATCAGACGAAAGCTCAGAGTACGCTGGAGTGCCATTAACAATGCAATTAACCTCACGATAGGATTTTTATGTCTGCAATCTCAAACTACCTAGAGAACGCATTAATTAACGCTACTCTACGCAATACTACTTATACATCGCCAACTACAGTCTATGCTGGTCTATTTACTTCTGATCCAACAGATGCAGGGTCAGGCACAGAGGTAAGCGGTGGATCTTATGCTCGTAAGGCCATTACCTTTGCTGCTCCTTCTAACGGAGTAACAACTAACTCTGCTGCTGCTGTTGAGTTTGACCAGGCTACAGGCTCATGGGGAACGCTTACTCACTTTGCAATATTTGATGCTTTAACAACTGGAAATATGTTGTACTATGGTGCGCTAACTACATCTAAGACTATTGCAAGTGGAGATGTATTTAAGTTTGCTACATCTAGCGTAACAGTAACTTTAGCTTAAGCCATGTCTACGATAGTTACCAGAAGTGGTAAGGGATCGCCTTTATCTCATGTAGAAGTAGATGCTAACTTTACTAATCTCAATACAGATAAAGTTGAAAAATCCAGTAATCTTAGCGATCTTACTTCTGCTTCTACTGCTCGTACTAATTTAGGTCTAGTTATTGGCACAGATGTATTAAGTCCTAGTGGTTCTGGAGCATCATTAACATCTTTAAACGCTACTAATATCTCTAGTGGTACATTGGCTGCTGCAAGACTTCCTGCCTTGGCTGGAGATGCTACAAGTTCTGCTGGTAGCAATACACTTACACTCGCCACAGTAAATTCTAATACTGGTTCTTTTGGTTCTACTTCTAATATTCCAGTAATTACAGTAAACGGCAAAGGCTTAATTACTGCTGTAACTACTGCTGCGGTATCAGGCTCTATATCGGTTACTGGTGGTGATTTAACTTTATCTGGCAATACTGGTACTGCAATCACTAATGCAACATTAGCTACAGTTAATAGCAACACAGGTTCATTCGGTAGCTCTAGCTCTATTCCAGTTATTACTGTAAATGGTAAGGGATTAATTACTGCGGTATCTACATCTGCTGTAGCTGGTGGACAATACTTTGGCTCTGCTGCTACAAAGGCTATTGCATATAACTCTACAAGTATTGCAGAAAACATTACAACAACATCTGGTAACAACTGTTTATCTGTTGGGCCAATAACAATCGCAAGTGGTTACTCTGTAACTATTGCATCAGGGCAAAGGTGGTTAGTCTTATGAGTTCAGTCGTAATCTCAGGCGATACATCAGGAGCTATTACTTTAGCCGCCCCAGCCGTAGCTGGTACTAATACTATTACATTGCCTGCCGCTACTGGCACAGTAATGGTTAGCGGTAATATGCCAGCTTTTAGTGCATACAAAACTTCTTCACAAAGTTATTCAGCTAATACTTGGACAAAAATAACTTTTGACACAGAAGAATACGATACCAATAGCAATTTTGCTTCTTCTACTTTTACACCAACTGTTGCTGGTTATTATCTATTTACTGCAAGAAATCAGCTTATTGCTGATGGAACTGCAATGGCTGAAATGAATACAGTATTTTATAAAAATGGTGTTGTTTCAAAAAATGGTGCTTACAAATATCAGCCATCTGCTCTTACAGCCCAATTCGGAAGTAATATTTCTGCACTAATTTATTGCAATGGTTCTACTGATTATGTTGAAGTTTATGGTAGGTCTGATGGAAGCACTTTAACTTTTTATGGAGGTGCTTTACAACACGCTTATTTTCAAGGCATTTTATTGAGGACTGCATAATGAGTTTATACGAAAAAATTAAAGCACTTTATCCTGAATTAACTAACATTGATTTTAATGATATTCAAGGAACAATCACACTACAAAACGATTCAGATGGCAAGGGCGATTACATCAAGTCTTGGAATCATCCTACACTAGCTAAACCAACAGATGAGGAGTTAGCATAATGCCATACGGAACAGTAAACGCTGATGTAATACAGACTTCTACTAGCGGTGGAATACTAGGTGCTGGTAACGCTTCTATTATGAAGAATCGCATTATCAATGGTGCGATGGTTATAAGCCAGAGGAACGGCACTTCTAGCGTAACAACTGATAGTAATCAAACTTATTATTTAGATAGATGGACTGTTCAAAACGCAACTGATGGTGTTTCAACTGTTCAACAAGTATCAGATGCTCCAACTGGTTTTGTAAACTCCTTGAAATTTACAACAACAACGGCAGATGCTTCTTTGTCTGCAACACAACGCTGTTTTTTAATTCAAAAAATTGAAGGATACAACATTGCAGATTTAGGTTGGGGAACTGCTAATGCCAAAACAATAACTTTATCTTTTTGGATTCGTTCTAGTTTAACTGGAACATTTGGCGGTGTTTTACAAAATAGTGCAGAAAATCGCAGTTATCCTTTTACTTATTCAATTTCTGTTGCAGATACATGGGAACAAAAATCTATTACTGTTGCTGGTGATACTAGCGGAACTTGGCTGACAACAAATGGAATAGGACTTCAGATTTATTTTGGGCTTGGTGTTGGTTCTACTTATAGTGGTACTGCTGGTGCATGGGCTGGTTCACAATTCTTTTCAGCCACAGGTGCAACTTCAGTTATTGGAACATTAAATGCCACTTGGTACATTACTGGGGTGCAATTAGAGGTTGGTTCGTCAAATACAGGTTTCGAATATGTTAATTATCAGACCAACCTAGCTAATTGCCAACGCTACTTTCAAAAAATTGGTGGTTCAGCAAGCGGCTATCAATATACTGCAATGGCTGGTGGATGGGCTGAAAATAGTAGTGCCGCAATATTTACAATAGCTTTACCAGTATCTATGAGAACTGCTCCTACTTTCGGAACAAGCGGAACTACTGGTGATTATCAATGGCGAGGTTATAGCCCTACAACTGGAACAGTTACGGCAGTCCCTAACTCAACTGAAATTGGAATTTTAGGCGGTAGATTTGATTGTGCTATTTCAGGTTTAACTGCTGGTTCTAGCGGTTCTTTAAGAACTCAAACTAATGCTGGATTTTTAAGTTTTTCTGCGGAGTTATAAATGACAACTTATAAATTATTGAAAAACGATAGAGGTGAAGATGCCGCAGTTTTGCGTGATGGCAAAGATTCTATTCCTTTTAATCCTGACAACACAGACTACCAAAACTTCAAAACTGCCGTATTAGATCAAGAACCTGGCGGTGCAGTTGTAGAAGATGGCGATTCATTTAGCATCAACGCTAATCCTAATGATTCAATCCTAGAAGATGCGGATGGTAATGTAATGACCATAGATGAAGCTAAAGCGTATGTAAGGACTTTGCCATGAGCATGATTATTGATGGGACTAATGGTCTAACATTTAACAACGCTACTACACAGAATAGCGGTGGTAAAGTGTTGCAAGTGGTTCAAGCTATAACAACTAGCGGAACTTCAACTACTTCTACTTCTTTTGTAACTACTGGATTTTCAACTTCAATTACACCATTATTTTCTACAAGTAAAATTTTAGTAACAATTAATGGACAAAGTTATAGTGGAAGCACAAATACAAATTATTTTACAGTTTACAGAGCAAGTACAAATTTAACATCTGCAACAAGTGGTTTTGCACTTGGTCAAAATTCTGCAACTGGTGTTTGGAATTTTTGTATAAATTATTTAGATTCACCAACTACTACATCTTCAACAACATATACTCTGTATTTTAAAACTTCATCAGGAACAGGTTATTTTATTGATAATAGTGTAGCAACAATTACATTAATGGAGATTTCGGCATGATTACTAATAGCCAAATTCAAGCTATTTACAAGTTATATCCTAATGTAATTCGCACAGTAGGCAATATAGCTTACGATGCTAATGGCAATGAAGTAGCTTACGACCTACAAGCCGTAACTGCACAGGCTGAAACTGATGCACAAGCAGTCATTGATACAAAGGCTTCTGCACTAGCTAAACTAGCTGCATTGGGTTTAACCCAAGCTGAAGTAACTGCGTTGGTAGGCTAATGGCTTACGCAGATCAATATGTTGTATATAACTACTGGGATTATATCTATGCAGTAGGAGATGTATTAGCTAAAGATGGTGCTGGATCTATTGATGGTATAGGTACAGTAAATGGTAGTCCTATTGCAATTTTATCTGGCATTGGCTCGATCAACGGAGTTGGTACTACATCTGCATTAGGCATTAGAGTACAGAATGGCGAAATTTCCATTAATGGAATTGGCACAGTAGATGCTGTAGCCATTCGAATACAAAACGCTGAAGGATCTGTAATTGGCGTTGGAACTATTACAGGATTAGGCGGTATTGTTGTTGCCGGAGAAGGATCACTAATTGGCATTGGTACAGTTGATGCAAACGGCAATGCAATCTTATCTGGAAGCTCATCAATTACTGGCATAGCCTCTATAATTGCTATTGGGTACAGAATTGGTGAGGAATGGAGTAATTCTGCTATAGGTGCTAATACATGGACAGCGGCATCCGTTACAGGAAACAATTGGACAGATAAAACAGTAGATAGTAATACTTGGACAGCATCAAATGTTACAGGCAATACTTGGACAGACAAAACAACAGGAAGTAATACATGGCTACCTCAATAGTAGAATTTGGCGAATGGCTACCAGACCAAGCTGGAATAACTGGCTCTATACAGGATGCCTATAATGTTGTTCCCCAGGCAGTAGGATATGGCCCATTCCCAGAGATAGTAGAGTTATCTAGTGCAGCCGATACAAGCCTAAACAATGTATTCGTAACCAAGTATGGTGGAACTACTACGCTATTTGCTGGTAGCTTTACTAAGTTATATAAATACAATTCTTCTACATTAGCATTAGCCAATGTGTCTAAGTCTGGAAACTACACAGGCACAAATCGTTGGATGTTTACCCAGTTTGGGCCATCCCTTATTGCTGCTAACGGAGTAGCAAAGCTCCAAGTATTTAATCTAGGTAGCTCCTCATTATTTGCTGATCTAGCTGCTGCTGCCCCTGCTGCTAAGTTTGTAACTACAGTTCGAGATTTTGTGGTGGCTGCTGGTGTTGCTGGAGAAGAAAACAAAGTTTATTGGTCTGATATTAACGATGAGGCAGATTGGACTGCTAGTGCTACAAGCCAATCAGATGACCAAGTTCTTCCTGATGGTGGAGATATTCGTGGCATTACTGGTGGTGAGTATGGCTTAGTATTGCTAGAGCGAGCCATCTCTAGGATGTCTTATGTAGGTGCGCCACTATTCTTCCAGTTTGACACTATTGCTAAAAACATTGGTTGCTATGAGTCTAACTCTGTAGCCCAGTTTGGAAACCTTACATTCTTCCTATCAGACGATGGATTTTATGTCTGTGATGGGCAAACAGTTACACCTATCGGAGCAGAGAAGATAGATCGTTTCTTCTTTAATGTTGTAGATCAATCTAAGTTAAACGAGATGAGTTCTACAATCGATGTAATCCGTAAATTAGTCATCTGGCAATTTACAGACATCTTTGCCCAAAAGCGTCTTATTATTTACAATTTTCAGACTAAAAAATGGTCTGAGGCAACAACTGATTCTAGCTACTTAGGTAGCGCAGCTCAGGCTGGCGTAACCCTAGAAGGCTTAGACACCTTTGGAACAATGGATACTATTGAAACTTCTTTTGATAGCCGTCTATGGGCTGGCGGTAAGTTTGTTCTTGCTGGCGTAAAAGATACCAAAATTGTTACTTTTACTGGGGCTAATAAGTCTGGCTACATTACTACAGGCGATCTAGGTAACGGCAATCAGTCAATCATTATGTTAGCCAAGCCAAAGGTAGATAATGGCTCTGCAAGCGTTTCTGTAGCCTCTAGAGCCTTGTTAAGCGAAGTCCCTAGCTTTGGTACTGCCGTAGCAGCAGATAGCGAGAATAGGGCATCTCTGCGCTCTGGTGGCAAATACCATAGAGTAAGGGTTTCCCCTACAGGATCTAACTGGAAAACGGCTGCTGGTGTAGAGATAGATTTAACGCAACAGGGCGGTAGATAATGTTCCGTAGACTTCCCCCTGCTGGTGGCGATCAACGAGCCGTAGCTGAGATCGTAAACGGCATGATGGATGGTAAGACCAACAATACTGGGTCTATTACATTAGCCACAGGAAACGCAACAACTACCACTATTAACGATCCTAGAATAAGTAGAGATTCTATGATATTGCTAGTGCCTAAGTCGGCTGCTGCTTTTGCTGATACTGCACCTTATGGAGCGTTTCAAGACTCTACAGATCAATCGGCAGCAAGCACTACAGTTGCGTATCCAATGACATTTAACACTACAGATTTTTCTAATGGTGTTTATTTATCTAATAGCAGTCGTTTGAATGTTAGAAATGCTGGTATCTACAATTTGCAATTTAGCGTACAACTAGAAAATACAGATAATGCGCAGCATGATATAGATATTTGGTTTAGAAAAAACGGCACTAATATTACAGCATCCAACAGTAAATTTACTGTTCCAGCAAGAAAAAGTGCTAGCGTTTATGGTCATGTCATTGGAGCTATAAATTATTTTGTAGAACTAGCAGCAAATGACTATGTAGAAATTGTATGGCGAACAGAAAATACAGGGGTTACATTAGAGCAAACACCAGCAGAATCTAGCCCAACAAGACCAGCAACACCATCAGTTATAGCAACTATGC